TCTACCAGGCACTTCATCGATCACTCGCATCAAATACTTGAATTTAAACGTCGTTGCTTCTTCAAGCGGAACGTCTTTTCGCGTAACCACTTGCGTTTTGAAATCGATAGTCCGGCGCATGTATAAGTCGCTTTCTTTGTTATGTATTACAAAAGCCTGTGTACGCCGATTATGCCGGTTGTATTTAGTGACGTCAATCTTTTCCTGAACAACTTTCGGCGTCTTATCCTGAATAACCGAGCTAAGATCGCCGCCTTTTTCTTCGACATCCTCTTGACCAAGCGCAGCTAACAGAGCCTTTTTTGCACCCGTCGTCATTTGCGTCGTCATTTTCGACAGCTTAGATCCAGCTATATCGATGACTTTAGTTTCCTTCTTCTTCGATTTCATCTTCAAGTTGTTTTCGTTCTTCTCTTCTTTGCTTGCTATAATGTTCAAGCTGCACATCATACCAGTCTCGAAACGCTTTCCATTTGGGACACATAGCCGTCAGGATTCCGAACAGTGTCCAGAACGCCCAAGTTTCAAGCTCATGATCCATTAAATAGTAAAGACCGAACAGCCAAAGAATTTCATAAAAATTTGCTCCTTTTTTCATCTTACAAATGTATAAAAATATATTAGTATAACAAACTTAACCCCATTGACTAGCCATCGCTTTAGCTATTCCAGGGAATGTTTTGCTTCTTGCTTTAGCTCTACCGGCCTGACCACCAGTCGTTCCTTTGATTCCTTCGCACCATCCTATTTTCTTTCCTTTTCCTAATTTACCTTGTAGGATATACATCGGCTCTGGTTCTGGAAGCCTGTTTGTATGCTCCAATATTGGCAAACCTTTAATCCACAAACACGTCCTTTTTTTAAAATTATCACCAAAATAGTAAGGATGAATTATTTGGTCTGGTTTTCTGTACGAACTATTCATATATCCTACTGGGTTTTCAACTACCATTTTATCACAATTCGCATTAATAAATAGCATAAAGAATGCAGCTGCTTTTTCACGTTTTTTCTCTCTAGCCACCACTTTTTCTTCTGTGTTTATTCTTCTGCTAAAGTGACGAGTTCCTGCATTTGTCAAGTAGGTGCAAGTAGGGAAAGCTATTATCATATCCCATTCTTGATTTAGTAGTTTTACAACATCTCCTTGAATATGCCATTCAGGATGACCGCCTGAACACGGCAGAATATCACACGAATAGGCTTCATGACCTTTCTTCCTGAATTCAATGCAAACCGCTTGGCTTTCTTCACATGCAATTAATATCTTCATAATAATTCTGTTTGTATAGTTTCGATTTCCACTTTTATTTCACCCTATATTTTTATTTGAACAGGATTGTCTTCTTGATCCTTTAGAATAATTTCACACAGCCGCCCGTGTTCGATTTCGCTTGTCTTTTTAGTTTCTACATTCTTGACCGAACAGATATAGTTCCCGTGTGAATCGATTTCTGTTCCGGTAATCAGAAAATCAACACCGTCGATTTGAAAATCGCATCGATCCATTGATGGAATTCCTTTGTGATATACGATGTTCATGACTGTCTTATTTTAGCGATAAATTCATCGTACCACTGAATGAACTGATCGAACGTTTTTACTATTATATAGATGCCGCCGGCTGATTCAATCATTTCTTGATACCTCTTTTGTGCCGGTGACTGCTTATCGTTGCCGAACTTGATTTCAATCTTCACAGATCGACCCATTATCGTTGAACTGATGTCGGCAGTCCCTGGCGTCCCTGATCCTGGAATCCACTTACCAGATCCGACAGTCCGATTCCGACCAACAACATCTACAAATGTTTTCTTATTGTCAATATATCGACCCGAATTGCTAATTCGTTCGGCCTGGAATCCAGACAGATTGATAAACGCAATGACGCATTTTGTCAATCCGTTCGTTTTACTGTCAGAATATTTCGGAATCGGAATCGCATAATCCGGCACAGACGGATATTTCGTTTTATGCGCTGCGACGTATAGATCTACTAATCGTTTTTTGTTCTCTTTATTCATATTGTGAACAACTTTTCAATCCTCTTATATTGACTGTTTTTATCAAGTATCGTTTTGTGAATCACCTCTTTTATACATTTAAAATCTTTTGGTGCATTATATTCGCTTATAAATAGTTGATGTCCTTCTTTTGCTTTTTGCTTGCACCACTCCCAGAATTCATCATGATTAAAGCCGCCCTTATATGCCGTTGTTCCCTTATACGGCAGATCGCAATAAATCAAACTATCGGCAGGAATGTCCAAATCTTTATAAGATTTATTTTTAAAATCGATACCGTCAAAATTTTTCGCTTGTTTTACAAGCATCCTACTGCCTCTATCTGCATAATTGTCTCCCTTTTTATTTGCAGCGTATCCGCCCCACCATTTACCACCAAAGCTGCAGAGAAATCCTACAAATCCGATAAGTTCATCACTATGTTTGTCTTGATTATTTTTAATTTCGTAATACATTTCTTTACTTATTTTTACTGGAGGCGTCCACCCATTTTGTAAGGCTATAAGCAGCGAGATCAAATGTTTATGATTATCAGCGCCTATTCGCCTACCATTAACTTTGTCAATCATGTTAGCGCCACCGACAAAAGGCTCAACCCAAGTCTTGCTGCCTCTATTTTCCAACATTATAGGTAGCAAGTGTTTTGCTATCCTATTTTTACTTCCCATATATTGCATAATCTTAGTTTTAAAAAGGTAAATCCCCATCCGGTTCTTCGGGTTTTGGTTCGTTTTTCCCCCAGAAATAAAGTTTTTTATTAGTTACAGGTGCTTTATGGCTTTTTAGTTCGATATCAAACACGTTGCATGAAAATTGTAACGCCTTGGAAAATCTTATCCTAGAATAAGCCTTTATACTGATATCGCTTTGTATTAAAAAATTGTCATGTAAGTCAGAAATTGAAGTATATGACACGCTTACATACGAAGAAAACCATTCATAAAACATTTCTGTAAAGCTGTTGGTTACTTTCTTTTGTCTTGAGGTGTCTGTTTCCTTTACTTCGGTAATTCCTTCGTCTAAATATTTGATGATACAATCAAACATTACGGTATAAAATTTGTCCCATTGTTTTTTTTCCCATCCAATGAATAAATACTCACCCAAATAATCAATAGGTGTATTTTTATCATTAAAGAAATTACTGAATTCAAGCAAAATCTGACGTCTGTTCGACGCTTGAGACGAATTGTCTATGTTATAGTTTGTAGTGATAAGAAATTTTGGAGAATCTTCATAATTAAGAAATAATTCATCTTTATTTTTTCTCTCAATGGTAAGCCCGTCAGTTATTTTGCTAAATAAGCTTTCAAATTTAAAGTTTTTTTCAGTGTCTTGAAGAAGTATTAATTTACAGTCCAAAGTAACTCGTTGAAAGGCAAAAGGCTTGTCAGCCTGAAATCCTTTTCCATCAATGGTGATGGTTTTGATCACCCTGTCAATAGCCTTGGTTAAAAGCCCTTTCCCAGTACCGCCGCCTTGTAAACTATCAGCACTTTCCTCTCCAAATATCACTGAAAAAGGCTTCATTTCATCTTTATATTCATGCAAAGAATACCCAACCAATTGCTTGCAATAATTAATTCTGTCGTCATCATCATCGTTTATTTTGCTCAAAAATTTAGTGAATGAAAACTCTTCAAAATCAAAATCAATATCAAATTCATGATTAATTATGCTTGATCTCCATATCACTTTTTTACCCAAAGCCTTGTAGTCCAAACATTCAATCTTCTTATCCTTGGAAATTTTAACCATGCAGTTTTTAAATGGGAAAAATGCCGAATCTTTTTCGGGCCTTAACACTTCAACATCTGTATATTCTAAGAATTCCATTTGGGTGTCAGAAAACAATATGTTACTTTGCCTCTGTACAATCTCCATTAAGCTGTCCCGGTAAATTCCGTCAAAAACAGATTCAAGAGAATTGATATAATCTTTTATTTCATCTTTGACATCGGTCAGTTTTACTTCTTCAATTATATTCCCAGTAATTCTGATATATCTGAAAATCGTCTCAGCTCCTGATAATTTATATCTATAAATATTTAGGTGATTTGAAATAAATCGGACAAACTTTGTAAGATGTATTTTTATAGATGGCGGGCTTCCATCCTTTATATACCAGAATTGAAGAACTGTCTTCCCTTGATTAGCCCTAAAATTCTCGAATATAATTTCGCAATCTTCAATACTTTTCCCCCCAACTTTTCTAATCTCGTCTATTATATCGGCATCCTCAATCCCATCTTCAACAAGTTCCTTTATTAATTTTGAATAGGCCGAACTTATCTTTTTTCTTTCCCTTCCGAAGCCCGAATCAATCAAATCTTTTACACATTTCTTCCAATCATTACCGTGTTTTATTAGGCAATAAATTGCAACAGGAGAATAAGAAATGTCAGATTCAAATTCAGTAGATGTCGAAAAACAGTAAAATCTATTATGTTCGAGGGAAAAGTTACCGCTTGTTTTTGCTGAAGAATCCCCAGGGCGTTTTAGATAAATCTTCCTATTTGTTTGAGACACAACTTTCCATCCAGAGGATTCTAGTATCTCAATGCAATCCCCCCTGTTATTGTAATCATCAAATGGATTTTCGGTATAAATATTGTTGTCAAATGCTTTTTTTGTGTTTACTTTCTTCTCTTCGAAAACTTGATTAAATGACCGGGAAGCAGTCAAGATTAAGTCAACCTCGTTGTCTGTTAAAATTATTGGTTTTTCTCGCTTGGAAAGGTATTTATACCCTTTTGAAGGAGGGGCTAAACAATACCCTCCTTCGCCTTTTGTTTCAATGAGAACTTTGCATTTTTCTTTAGGATTTTCCTCTTTTTCATTATCTGTTAAAGGTCTGTTTGCTAATTTTGTTGATCTTGAGGGGAGCTTTTTTGTATTGAAAATTATATGATACCCTCCAGACGGTGTTTTTACTACGACAAGCTTGTCGAATAAGTCTTCGTCATTATCTTTTATTAATTGGACAAGATCTGTCCAAAGTTTCCCGGTAATATCATATTTACAATCAACATCGACAACTAGTCTATTCTTTGAAATACCACCGCTAATTATAGCAATACTATGAGCGTTCACAAAAACATTTTTTGCAACCTCTGGTGTCATTATGTCCTTCTGATATTTAGCCCAAGTTCCGAGCGAAGGGCTTTTATCTTTAAATGTTGGGATTACTGAATAACCCTGCTTGATGTATTTTAAAGCTGATTCAATCATCCTGCTGAACCTGTGAATTCATAAAAATAAACATCATCCAATATTCGCTTAAAATTGAATAAAGCACAATTTAAGTCTGAATAATCAGCCAATAATATTATTGGTATATTATTCTCGGAAACGGATTCCCTTAAAATATTAAATGCCTTTTTATGAATTTCGCCAGAAGTATCAGGAAACTGATCTTCAAATTCAACCTTGTTGGTTATGAATAGTTTCATTAAATAAATTAAATTAAAATTAACACTGCAAACATAAGAATATTTTTTGAATAAACAACTCTGAAGGTATATAAGGTATTTTTCTCTATATACTTAGGGTATGTTTAAAAAGACTCTTTTTTAGTAAGAATCACACCCCCCCCATAATAAAATAGGATAAAATACCTTATATACCTTCAAAGCCCTGTTGATACTGAGTAAAAAACCTTCTAAAATATGATATAAATACAATATAAATACCTTCAGAAAGTAAAAAACAGTAAAAAGACAATTGACGATTTTTAGAAAAAGAAGGTATTTTACCTTCATCTGAAGGTATTTATTTTTAAAATACCTTCATAAAAAAGCCCGACATTTCTGCCGAGCCTATTGAGAGTGTCTAAGTTTGTAGTCTTAGAAGTGCAGAACTAGTCTAAATGCAATCTCATTCCAATAAACGACGCCCTACAAAGGCTGCGGCGTTGGATGAACCATACTCACCGTTTATCTTCTAGCACGCTCAATTCATTCAATCAAATAATCTTTACGTTCAACGGACTCCATAATCCTGGCATCCATTATCTTGCCCGATTGAGTGATTCTATTCTTTAGAACGATGCGATCACGTTGTTTGCAGGGACGCGCCAAATACCGACGACCCGTTGAAATCGACTCGACTATTAAAGTCGAAACATGATTCATTGACTTCTTTGATGAAATATTTCCTTCCATTATACGAGTATTTAATTAGTGCAACCCAGCCTTTTTTGTTTCCGCGAATGTCAGCCGAATTCTCGCCATTATTAAAATAGTAATCAAGTATATAGGCGATTCGAACAGTTCTTAGCGTCCTTCCTATATCAGAGTTAACAAGATGAACTTCCTGATTAACATGAAACGGGGGATAACATCTTGAATACACTAGAAAGGCAGATCGTCATCTTCTTCAAGGGTTTCGACGGTTTCTTCTCGACCTTCGCTATCACCCCAAACCTTCAGATTTCCAATTATAGGCATTTCATTTTGTTCTTCTTTGCTCATTTTTTCACGAACATCTTTAGGTAATGATATTTTTACTAAATGAGTATCGCCATCATCTGGGTCTTTCAAATCAAAGGCAATAATGTTCATATAAACATTTCCTTTATCAGATTTGAATAAATAATTATGATCAATGGGGATAAAAACCCCTTCGATCATCGTACCGTCTTTTCCTTTTCTGCTCGTCAAAGCAGAAGTCAACTTTGTTAAATTGATTTGTCCTGAAATCATAATATATATTTAGTTAATGGTTACTTATTTAAGGCCGATATACTTCAACATTTTTGAAGGATCATCGTTAAACTTGGTCACAAAAGCGCGAATCAACTTTGACTTATCAAGCTTCATTCCGCCTTGTTTTGCGTCAAGAATATGATGTTCGAATTCATTTCTTTCATCGACATCAATTCTTGGATTTAGGAATAGTCTATCGTTGTTTTTATCTGCATCCATAATTAATAATTTTTGCTAAGATAGTAAAAAAGTATAACATTATACAAATATAAATGTGTTAAATATTTAACGTCTTTTATTTGTTATACTTTTATATTTTTATATATATTTGTACCGAACTAAAAACGATAGATATGAAAATTATAGTTAAAAAAAATGAAACAGTACAAAACAAAGTTGAAATCGAAGTCCCTTTCTATATAAGAAGCATGTCGTCGTCTTTCAAAATAATAGGAGTAAATGATGCTGTTCGTGTTTGGGGTTACGCTAATCAAATAGAAAGAAACGAATCATGTTTTAGATCCGCAGTTGAAGCTCTCAGCAATGATCACGAAATGATCACTGAAATAGATTTCGACAATCACTTTAAAGAAATTTTAAAAAACATAAGATCATGACAATGAAAAAAGATAATTTGCCAGCGAAAAACAACTATATAATGTTGCTTGAATTAGCAGTTGAAAAAGACGCTGACATCGGCAAACTTGAAAAACTAATGGAACTAAAAGAACGCTTCGACAGAAATGAAGCTTCAAAATCATTTAAACGCGCGATGGTTGAATTCCAAGGCAATAAGCCGGAACTTAAAAAAGAGAAGAAAGTTTTTTACAACGATAAATTTCAATATAAATTCATGCCGCTTTCTGTCATACAGAAAGCGATTGATCCAATATTATCAAAATGTGGCCTTTCTTATAGATGGGAAACCAAAGAAGCACTCGGCGAAATAAACATCACTTGTGTCGTTTCACACATTGACGGTCATGAAGAAAGAACTTCTATGACAGCACCAAAAGACGGTTCTGGCAACAAGAACACTATTCAGTCAATAGGTTCAACCGTTAGCTATCTGAAGCGATATACATTAAAGGGTGCCGTCGGGCTTTCTGCTGACGATGATACTGACGGAAATGAACCGTCAGAAAATAAAAAGGAAGAACTGACGCCAGACCACAAGAAATGGGATGCAGCAAAGAAGTCTTTGAAGAATAAATCGGCAACGCTTACGGCGATTAAAAAGAAATATAAGCTAACAAAGGAAAATGAAAAACTACTGAAATCATGACTTCTGAATTAATTATAAAAAACGGGATATCTAAAATTAGACTTATTCCCGAAAACGAATTTGAAAAAACAATGCTGAAGGACGGCGAGAAAATGAATTTGAAATCAACCATCAGTGATGTTTCAACAGGGATTTATACTGAACCAAAATATGAACTTGAAATAAGATTAACCAAAAAACTAAAATAATGAACATTAAAGAAATCGCAGAAAGATTCAAGATCCGATGTTCTGCAATCGGAAAAATAATGACCAATCCTAGAGGAAAGTCAAACATGATTAAATATACTGAAGCCGTTGAAAAACTGGCGAAAGACGAAAAACGGTACGATGAAATGAAGACAAAAGACGGCGCCGGCGGATTGAAACTATATGAATCAATAAAGAAGCAATGTGATGAATTACCAGGGTTGCAGAAAATGAAAGATGTTGTCATTTTAGGCGACACTGCAAAAACTTATTGTCTTGACTGGCTTAAAGAGCAGCCTGAATTCTACGGAAGAAGGAAGGAAATCAAAAGCAAGTACATCGAAAAAGGAAATGTTGTCGAAGATCATGCGCTTGATTTTGTGTCTGATAATTTGGGATACGGATTATTGACCAAGAACGAAAGAAATTATAAGAATAAATTCATGACCGGAACACCTGACAACGTTCAGCCAGACGAAACTATTGACACAAAAGCCAACTGGGATCAGTCAACTTTTCCCCTGTTTGAATCCGGCCTTCCTAATATGGATTATTACTGGCAAGGCCAGGGATATATGCACCTGACTAAAAGAACCAAGCACCGCGTCATATATTGTCTTATGGACACCCCAGAATATTTGATCGAACGTGAGGCCAGGAACTACGCATTTTTTAATGGATACGGCGATCTTGATAAAGATCTTTATGACAAGTTTGTCGATAAGATGACATTCGGTAAAGTTAAAATACAGCACAGAATCAAAGCCTTTGACATTGAATTCGAAAAAGGCGCGATTGATCAGATTGAAATCCGAGTCAAAGAATGTCGTGAATTTATTTTTAATACTTTAACACTTTTAGGGAATGAGCAGGGAAGTAAAATTTAGAGGGCTAACCCAAGAAGGAAAGTGGGTGTATGGCGATTTGCTACACGATGGCGACGTTGGGATTGCCGGAATTAGATCTTGGAATGATTTTAATATAGTTTGTGATTATGTTTATCATGTAATAAAAACCGGAACAAATTGCCAATACACCGGATTAAAAGACAAGAACGAAGCCGAAATATATGAAGGCCACATTGTTGAAACAAATTCACCCGCACATATATCACCAACTATTCAAGAAGTGATTTTTGTAAATGGGGCTTTTCAGCTAAAATTAGGCGATCACGGGCTTCCATTATGCACAGTTATTGATGGCGGAACAATTGAAGTAATAGGAAATATTTATCAAGACAAACACCTACTAGAATGAATCAAGACAAAATATTGATAATCGACATCGAAACGACTGGATTTAGACCTGATGACGAAATTGTAGAAATTGGAATCGTGGAACTTAACATTGACAGCGGGGCAAAAAACATCATTTATGATGAAATTTTCAAGCCTCAATTCATAACGGAAGAAGAACTGAATGAATGCTGGATAGTTGAAAAAGGATTTATGACGACAGCCGACATCTTTAAAGGTGACTTAATTGACAATCAAGTAATGAAGATTCAAAACATTCTTTTTGAATACTCAAACGGAATAACAGCGTTTAATAATGAATTTGACTTCCGATTCCTTGAGCGTGTCGGGCTTGTTTTTCCTAAAAAACTTCCATGTCCGATGAAACTATCAAGAAAGATTGTTGATGCTAGGGGTAAAAACGGAAGGAATAAAAACCCTAGTGCAAAAGAGGCTTGGGACTTCTATTTCGGGATCGCCACAGGATATATTCAAAAGCATCGCGGCGCTGACGACGCCCTTCATGAAGCCGACATTGTGTTCGAACTCATAAAACGTGGCGTGTTCAAAATTTAACTATATTTGCTTTAAGAAAATTAATCATCATGAAGAAAATATTTGTATCAGGAAATTATATCATCGCAGATAACGATGGCACTATATCTGAATATGCCCAAAATAGAACGTCCTACACAGAAACGGCGACTGAAATAATCCTCAATGAGGAACGCGGCGGAAGGCTCATAATATTAAAGGCAGATTCCGGTACTTGGTTTGATTCACCAGGCACAACAGCGTACACAACAGCGACTTTAATACAATTCTTTCGAAATAGTTCAGGGGCAAGCACTCCAGCGTATGAGTCTTATCAATTTGATGTCGATGTTTCGTTAGGATTTCAGACTATTGTGATTAATACAAGTGGCATTCTTGAAAACGTGAACAGGGTTAGTTTCGCAGCAATCTCAGTCGGATTGAATGGAACTGGTTCAGACCTTGACTTTTCAGAAGTTCCGATAAATGACGGCGCTGGAACAACACCAAGAATCCAAGTCGGCGGAACAATTTCAGTGACACCAGGCGTACCAAACAGCGCAAACGCTGGGGGCGCCGTTACGCTTCCTTATTTGCTTCTTGATTTTGAACCAAATGATGCAGCTCTAGGGACTATTACAGTTTTTGTAACTTTTAGAGGTTAAACAATCAATTTTTTTAATTCACTTAAGGCCCCTATTGACGGGGCTTTTTGTATTTATGTTAAATTTTACACATCTTTTTTGAATTATTTTGTTATACTTTTATACTTTTATACATATTTATTATATATTTACAGTATAGAAACAAACAAAAAACGATAGACATGAAAGAAGAAGCAGAAAAAACAATTGAAAAGCTAATTGAAGTACTAGAATTTTTGAATGAAGATGGAATTCTAAATGATGATGATCAAGTGAAGTTCACTTATCAGTTAGAAGAAATGCAAAATAGTATTAATAAATAGAATTTATATAAAAACGATAGATATGCCAACCAATAATTTAACACTTTTAAGTTTCGGGGGCGGACAAGATTCGACTGCAATTCTTTACAAAATAATTTATGATCCATCATTTAAAGCCAAGCATGTTAAAGGCGATTTAGTCATCATCATGGCAAACACCGGAAATGAAAATCAAGAAACGCTTGATCACGTCAAAGAAATTGAAAAACTTTGCGCTGATCATAAGATTGATTTCTTCTTTCTTGAAGATTACACCTATACATCTGATTCCTGGAAAGGCGGATTGATTAAATTTTACGAAAAAGGAAACAGGATCGGAAGCAAAGCATTTCCGAAAACTTGCACTGATAAGCTGAAGATTCAGCCGATTTATAAATTTCTTGAAATCTATATTCACGAAAAATATAATACAGCTAAAGTCGGACGCAAAGCGGCAACTAAAGAATTCACTGAAGTAAACGGAAAGATTGATGTAATCATAGGCATCGCTAAAGGCGAAGAAAAGAGAGCGTCAACCAATGAAGAAAGCCCATCAAAATGGATGCGAGAATGTGTTAACAAAGTTTATCCGTTGATAATTGAACAAATGGATCGTCAAGCTTGTCAGGACTATATCAAATCTGTCGGACATGAATTGCCTATTCCTAGCGTCTGCATCCTTTGTCCGTTTATGAATGATATTGAACTGCTTTATCTTTACAGATTGAAAAGAACATGGTTTGACAAATGGGTTCAACTTGAAGCAAACAAGATCGCGGCTAACCAACATAAAGGCGAAAAAAATCTTGGTGTTTGGGGCGCGACTTTGCTTCCGGCCAAGCTTGAAGAAGTTACTAAAAAATACGGCCACATGACTAATGACGACCTGATTGAATATAAGATGTCACACGGTCACTGTGTTCAATCTAAATACTAAAAACGATAGACATGAACTTAATAAATTTTGAACATCACGAAAAAGTCTATGAGCACAATGGAATCTATTCTACATGCGTTTATATTGACAATCAGGAATATGAAGTCGAAGCCAAATCCACAACAGAACGCGAACCGGCAAATTATATCCAAACGGATCGCGGAAATGAATGTGAATATGAGGCATACGATTATGACGTATTGACGGAAATTACTAAATTGATTAAATTAGACGTCGATGGAACTGAAATCGAAGTCACCAAAGAAATAAATGACTTTCTAATTGATAAAATCGAAATATGAGCGAATCAGAAAATGACAACCAAAATCCAGAAATCATTAACGAACGACTTGCGAAGATCCGGCAAGAACAGACAGATCATTTTGAAGGTCAAAATCCTTCGCAACGATTTAAAGACTCCTGGCTAATTACAAGATTAAGTCAAGAAGTTAAATCGATGGAATTAGAGGTCAGCCAATGGCGAACTAAAGCAATTAATTTACAATCATGAAAGGAAAAATAAAGCACACCGGAAGCAAGGATCAAGGGATTCTTCACAACTATAAAAAAGGAACGCCGGTCAAGGTTATTGAAGTCCATTCTTTGCATTATCTATGCGAAGATAAAAAAGGCGTTCAGGCGATTGTTCAGAATGATCAAATTGACATCATTGATGAATTTGATAGCTAGTCGTTCACGAATTATTATCAGCATTGAAGGTGACATTCTTAGATCATTTTCAACGATATTGATTGATGCTGATAATGCTGAAAGTTTTGACGAAGTCGAATTCTTTTTGAACGAACTTTTTGATGAAGCAAAATCATATCCTGGGATTCAACTGGAATTTGCAAAAGAACACTTCACAATCCTGATGAATAAGTTTAGAAAATGACAGACATTAATCGGATAAATAAAGACTTCATTATTTGCCTGACTTATGCCGGCGAAAAATCACAGCTTATCGGCGCGGGGCAATATGAGAAACATTTAGGTCTTGAGCTTCAGCAGAGACACTTTAAGAAGGTTTTAGCAAGCCTGACAGACAGAACTGTCATAAAATTGCGCCGTGGTCTTAAAATTGAATTTATCACTAAATAACTATCATTCGATTCTCTATTTATGTTAAATTTTACACATCTTTTTTGAAAGTTTTTTCAAATAATACTTGTTTGTTATACTTTTATACTTATATTTGTTATGTCAATAAGACGAACAATTAAAAATTTGCAACATGAACACTTCAAGATTTTCAAATCCATTAACCAATAGACTTCAAAGAATCGGTAAAATCATTTCAAAAGAAGATTTTTTACAAAGAGTAAAAGACGGAACCGCCGAACAAACACAAGAATTTACAGCTTTTGATAATCAATTAACTTACGATCCAGAGCAAGGTGGTGTCTTTGTTTGGTCAAGTTGGATGTCTCGATATTGGTTAGTAGGAAAATTAAACCAACATTCGTAAGTTTCGCAAATTCTTGCGGATACACTAAGCCTCACTATTAACGTAGTGGGGCTTTGGTGGTAAAACGATAGATGTGAAATGTTCAACGCCAAATTGCCGTAAAAAGAGACAAAAACACAGAACACTTTGCCCTAGTTGCAAACAGAAACGATATTCCGAAAACAATCCTATTCAATACGCTTATCAAAATCTTAGAGGTAACGCCAAAAAACGTCGAAAAGAATTCAATCTAACATTTGAAGAATTTAAAAAGTGGGCTATTGAGACACATTATATGTTCGGAAAGGGAAGGCAAAAACATAGTTTTCATGTGGACAGAATTAGAGAATGGGAAGGCTATCACGTAGACAATCTTCAAGTTCTTAGTAATTCCAAAAATAAAAAGAAACATCTTCAATATGTTCGCGATGAAAAAGGAAAGCCCGAAAACTTTACATTTGAATCAACGGAATCTAGTCTTGATCATCAGCCTGATGATTGTCCTTTCTAAACCATCGACGCCAAGCTAAATAAATAAACGCACAGACAAGAATCCAGGTCGGCGGCAAATATTCAGTCCACTTCTTTTTGGGATAAATCCACCTATCAATAATGACATCACGTTCAAGAATTTTAACAATTGTATCACCTTCGCATTCACCCCAAATATAAACCGAATCGTTTTGAATGAAGTGCTTTATTGTCAATTTATCCTTGATAATTATCACAGTGTCTTTTGATATAAAAAATGTTGAATCAGTTCGAATCGTTTCAGTAGTGAATGTCACCGTGTCAATTATTGACAATGTATCTACCTGAACAATCAAAGGGTCTTTTTTGATAGCCCTTCGAAGATGCCACTGTGAAGAACAGCCTGTCAGTATCAATATAATTATTAAGTATTTCATGCCGCTTCGTTTATTCTGATTATTCCGTCAAATATTGCTTTGGCAAATCTGTCACGGCCTTCTTCAGACATTAATAATTCACAATCAGGCGATAGCGTATCCATGAAAGCGGTTTCAACCAGCATCGCCGGCATCTTTGTTTTAACCACCATCCAGAACTTAGCTTCTTTGTCATTGTCGCCGTCATCGTCATCGGCTCGAAGTCTTAATTCAGGAAATTCAGCAACCAATTCTTGAATTATTACTTCAGCATGTGGATCAGCGTCAGTTTGTCCTGGCGAAGTGTAAGTTTCATGACCTGTTCCGCCGCCAGCATTCGCATGAATCGACATCAATATACAATTCTTTGAGATTTTAGAATAAAACTTATTAGCTTTTTTCGTTCTATCTTCAAGACGAACGTCTTCTTCAGTATCAACGATATTCCTATAAGGATAGCCGGCAGTCTTCATTAACTTGACCAACCTTTTAACAATTGCGCGATTAAATTCACCTTCAAACAGTTGGCGACCATCATCCCAAACCGGCGAACGCTTTCCGCTTGTTTGATATAATCCGTTAATGATTCCGCCGTGACCGTTATCGAATAACCAAGTTGGATAATTTTTTTTAACTTCTTCTTTCACTTCTTCTTTTTTAGGTTGAACTTTCCTTCCAATTTTGCCAACCCGCGAACTGGCGTTTTTTAGTCTAGTCATTTCGAATTATATTTTATTTTAAACGCATTTATAAACACGGTTCTATCTGCCTGAAGGTTGTTTTCCTGTGATATTGTAATCATATCTCCTGGATGGTAAACTCCTGAAGGGGTTAACTTCATTACTTCCCAGTCTATTGATCCTACTGGCTCAATATCCACGCTATCGATTGCCGGATCGTGTGTACCATCGTTGCCCTCTAGCAATAAAGTCATAGCTGTTACACTAGCACTTTTTCTAACATCTATTTGAATAGCGTCTTCAGGAAATGACATAAAATTTACAGGCAATGTTAAAGCCATTCTCCAAACACCCGTTTCAGCCGAACCTCCAGATGTTTGTCGATTAACTAATTTCCCAGGGCTTGATTGGTAGATTATTGCTCCGCTTGTTGTTCCTGAATGAATCCAATCATTGTTCATAAACATGAGTGACCGCTGTTTTTTGTTTCCGTAAACCTTCATTATTTATCCCCAGTTAAAGTGAAATTCAACTCATCACCAGTATCAGTCTGAACCCCTATGTCTCCATCAGAATCACGAAGTGGAATATCGAGAAGAATTACTACAGTCGTTTCCTTTTCAATCTCTATTTCAAAAAAAATTGCAGTTGTTTCATCGTATGTTGACGAATCATCTGTAATAAAAACACTATATTTTGCTTTATTTCCACCAACATTTGAAATGTATAATTTTCGAAGAATGACTTGTTCCCCCTTTAGTGGAGAAAACATACTGACCGCAGATGTTCCAGAAGGTCTTAATCTGTTTAAAAGTGTTAATACAAATTCCATCAGTTATTGGTTTTAAAGACGTTTTTATTTGCGTATTCCATCGTGAAATTAAATGACTTTCTGATATTCGTTCCTGAAGGATTGAATTCAGTGATTGTTTTTTTCAAAGGAATGCTTCTATACTGACAAGCGTTCATGTCAGCCGGATCAAGAACGAAATTATTCACGTTATAATCAGAAACCTTTACGTCGCCGGCAAATAAATAATCAAACATGGTTCGAACAATTTGCGGTGCTGACACCAAATGAATCTGAAGTTGATATTCTGGAAATACTTGATCCTTAATTTGAACAAGTGACCGCTTAAAATTGCTAAGTTGTTGATCATCATTTTCTGTAATCTCATTCAAATAGACTAAACGACCAGGAAGCCGAATCTGCTGGAAGAAAAAGAACGAACCGTAGTCATTTCCGTGCTTTAATTTCCCAGTTTTTACAGCTTCAATCCTAACGGTTCTATTTGCTGCAATTGCAGTGAAAAATTGTAAACAAAATACCGGTGACAGATCCGTTGAAACAACACGCCCTGAAGTATTTTTATTTTCAATCTTAAATTGATACTTTCCAAAGCCTTCAATAGTAAATATCTTGAAAAAATTCCACACATAAGAAACAAAAGCTGGTGTTGAAGCAGATCCATCTGTCAAGAATCCATAAGTCCCATCGGTGACAATGATTTCAGTTTCAGATCCGTCTGGCGCAATTTTTATAAGCGTGATTACAGTTGTTCCAGACGAAGCGACATTGATAAACGAAAGAAATGTGTCATTTTTAAAGAAATCAGACCCAATTTTGTCAGTAAACATCGGCAAGCACGGCGTGCACTGCTCAATACATGCGCAAAATCCCGTCGGTTGTGCTATTTTATTCAAAAATATGACGCCGATGTCTGTTCGCTTAGTCGCAAAGTGCGCCGGCGAATCGAGATCTGTGACGGTTTGAGGTATAAAAATCATCTATTGTCTTTTAAGTGCCCGTAAATATTATATTTTTTGGCAGGGTCAAGCGTATCGCCTTTTATAAGACATTCAAGCGTAATATCACCAGCGCCTTGTGTCATTTTCACACGTGTTTCACCGGCAAGCGGGATCAATGGGTTCACGGCCTCAGAAAAATCAAACGCAGTGTGAAGCCTGAAATGACGACCATTGTTAAGAGTTTCTTCGAACACAATTTCACCCATCACGTCACCAAGTATAAGGCCACCGGCTGTTGGTGAAGTAAATTTGATTTCAATTCTGATGTCTTCATTATAAATATCATCAGTTTCGTCGCCGTCATTGTCAAATAATTTTGTGACAGCCGTCCACGGAACAGCAGCCGGATCAACGTCGAAATCAGCGATCAAGCACTTATCAGAAATCATCGCGTATTTGGTTATTACTCCGCTATGCAAAACATCAGCAACAAGGAAGATGAAAATATCAAATCCATTGATGCCAGAATAGTTCGACAGTCTTTTATTGAGGTTGAAAAATTCAGCCGGTAAAGCGCCGTCATAAAATATTGAAGGAACGTTCGTGTTTTGAATCCATTCTTGCCAGTCAAGAATAAATCCGACTTTTCCTGTAAAATTTTGCGTTGCTGCAAAAGCACTAGGAACAACCGAATCAAGTTTAATCTCACGAAGCGCCTGACCAGAAGGGACTGACAGAAATCTTTCAGTAGCAAGATTGATTTGTTGATAATCTGTTCCGTCAACATCGACTGTACTTATTTTTCCAATTGGCAGATTGAACGGCGTGCTGATAAAGACCTCGTTTGTTATGGTATTGAATCCTACTTGCTGAAGTGCTAGCCTGACAAGGCTTGCGTCAGAACTATTGACTTCTTTTTTCATGTCAAAGGTAAAATCAAGAACATAGGTCTGATTTATCCAGTTGTTTATGTTACTTTTCGAAACTGTCGATCCATATTCTGTGATATCACCTTGAAAATTTGTAATCAATCCACTAATATCAGAGCCTTTTGACCATGAAACAACATCAAATTCAACAAGCGCACGATCAGAAAGCGTTGCTGATAACGCACCATTTTCAACAATAAGACCAAGGAAAAGAACATCGCCAGCGTTTATTTTAGCAAGTTGAGCAGCCGGATAAGTAAGTGTGAAAACCACGTCAAGAAGCGAAGGATCGCCGCCGTTTATTGTTGTCGTCATGCTCGATATTATCACGCTGGATTTTGCGCCGCCCCCATCAACGTTAAATAACTGATCAATTACAAAGTTAGATTCATAAGCATCATCATTATTTGAATATTCAAATTCTTGCGGAAGTTTTGAATGATACAAATATCCTTTGACGCCGGCAGTAAACGCGCCGCTTAATCTTTTTATTTGCGCAGTCACTATTGTTGAAAGAGTTGCTTCTGGTGCTTGCGCTTCATCGCCTGAAATACTGAACGTTGTCGGAACATTTAAAATATAATCAGAAACGCCAGTGTTAAAATTTTGACCTCTGAATCCTATTGATCCATCTTGATAATCGTCGGTGAATATTTTTCCGTCATTTGGATTGTTCGAATTTACTCCGAAATTAAGACGCGAAACATATCGATAAGAATTCGAGCCTTGAAATAGGAAAGGATTTGTTCCATTTTCATAATTAGTCAGCCATTCTGCAATAAAGTGCGGAACACGGAATATATGTTCAACTGTAAAGGTAAATTTATAGGCGTCAGAAACACTATCAAATTTAGTTTCAACCGAACCTAGATTCGATGACGTTGTTGCAAGATAATCAAGCGCGGTTAGAGCACCAGCGATGCCATCAACCGAATAAGCCTGTTCTTGACCATCAAGAAGCGATCCGTAAGTGTTCGCAACGTCTGCATTCGGAATAATACCGAACTGGAAGATTAATGATGTGGGCTGCGTCAGTACTTTTAGGATATAATCAGGCCGAGCATCACCGTCAGTAGTTCCAAGTGTAGAAAAGAACAAAGTGCTTGTGACATACATGTCAGTTCCGACAATATTTTCAACAGTCTGATCAACGCTTAAGGGGCCGACTTCGATCCTGATCGAATTTCCAACAACAAAACCTTCAGATGACCAGTCATTAAAAGGATGCGTAATCTTCACTTGAGCTCCAACAGTTTCAGCCAGTATTTGCGATGAAGGCGAAGCTTCAGTGATTGTTGAAACTTCATACTGTGCAATAACCTTTAGCTTTTCAATGATTTCGCCTTGAACATACGGCACAAAATCTGTCGCCGGAAGCGTCAAGAAATCGTCACCGTTTCTATGCTGACACAAGAATTTTCTATCTATTGGTAGGACAAAGTTCATTCTTCATGTGGTTTAAATATCTTTGAGCGCCATCAAAATCATTCGTTTTCATGTATTGCCCAAACTTTTTTTTGACTTCAACAGCAATCTTCAAGTCTTCTTCAGTTGGGTTCTTATTCATTTTACCGATGTCAAATTTGCTCGATTTTTCTTGAAGTCTTTTAAGTTCATCAAGTTTTTCATCAACTTTTTTGTTGATTTCGTCTGTCTTTTTATTGATTTCATCTAAAGTCATACTTCAGTTTCGGTGATGTTTGTATCAAAAACTTCTTGCTGTTCTGCGTCAGTTACGGCAGCATGTTCATCTTCCGTCCAATTGATGCTGGTAAATTTACCGTTAATGTTATTCAAATCAAAATAGGGATTATCTTTTGTCTGATTAAAATTGTCTAAGCTGAACGGAATTCGCCAACCGCGCCTAAATATATATTGACCTTTGAAATCATTCACATCTGCTGGTGAGTCCGGCAAATAATATTTAGTATATACAGCCTTTCCGCCGACAAATTCTTTGAAGTTTGCTGGAATTCTTTTTCCAAAATTAGTGTCTTCCAGGTAAAGCCATTTAGGCTTGCCGAAAGCATTATCATCAATCTTCAACACACCGGCTCTGTTTTCAAAAAACAGTGAAAGTGGCGTCATAGCAAGTATTGAGGAAATGGAAATTCCAGCGCCGGCTGACGGACCTATATTTGCAGCAAAATCTGTTATTTGTGTTTGAAAAGCGTCAAGCCAAAAGTCAAACTGATCACTTATTCCAGTGAATAGATCAAGTAAATTATCAAAGGGTTCTTTTCGAACCGCCAGCGCATAAGGAATCTTTATGTCTTTTATTCCATCAAGTGTGTTCATTTTTGGATCAAGTTCTGTGATCAGCTCACGATGAATTTCGTAAGAATCATCAGCATTCTGTGTTAGCGTGTGCGTGTCAGTTGGGTCGAATATGTATTCAAAATACCACGTTGAATGAACTCGATCAGTGTCTTCTTTTTTTGTTCCGTTCTGATATTGCAATGTCGTTTCAAGAAGTGCATCAACTGGCTGGAACGCTGGCGCAGTTGTCCAGAACGGGTCAAGTCTGTTCTTGATATGAACAACTCCGTCGCGAACGTCTTGGCGTGTATTGAAAAAGTCTTCAACTGTTTGCATTAATTCACCTATCCTATAGCCCCAATCACGGTTATTCAACACTCCTGTACCTGGGAATCCTGGCGATGGGAATCCGTCAAACCCATCTTGTGATGCAAGAAGAAATATCTTGCTGATTACCGAATCGATTTCGCCAAAATCAACCGTATAGCCCAATTTTTCAAAAGCCTTTTCAAGTATAGTTTTAACACCTAATCCTTTATAATAGGTGATAAGCGGAAAGAATAAGTCTTTATGCTTGGCGATGTCCTGGAATAGTAGATTAAACTGGATGACAGTATTTACGAATAAAAGGAAAAGTTCAACTAATCCTAAAGCAATTGAAACTCCAATGACGTCAGAAATCGCTGACATGAAGTTTTGAATTACTCCGATGAATGTTGAAACAACTTGGAAAAGTAATTGACCAAGAATCAAAGCCCGTTCAGCAACATTCTTTTTTGATTCTTTAATCACTGGAACGTCAATTGAATCAGCAAGCGTGATGAACCCTTGATTCTGAAGAACCCTTTGTGATAGGATTGAAACCTTATTAAACACTGTCACGTTGTTGTCCAGTTCAACAATGGGCGCACGGAACATTATCGGATCGGACACACTTAAAATCTCACGCTCTGCTAAATTAATATAACCATCGAATATTATTTCAGTGATGCCTGTCACATCTGAAGTAGCTTGAATCCTATAAGGCACGCCGTTAAAAACCCCTAGTCCCGAAGTTGTTCGCCAAGCTTCCATGAATTCAGCAGCTTCACCAACCCAAACGAATTCATTTGTGTTTATTTCGGCCTCGAATGCGTTGTCATTTATAGTGGCCTGAATTCCTATTCCTGGCCAATCAACAGGCGGATTGAGTTCGTCATAGTTCTGACCGTATAGATGTTGTTGGCTCATTATTTTCTGACGTAATATTTTATAGTTGATCGCTTCATTCTGGATCGATGTTCATGTTCAAGCATTCCAGTCGCCACGTCAAAAGTTGTCTTATCAACTGGCTGATTGTTTGGGTTAGTGTTGTCAATTATTTGATCCAGCTTTCCGCTTAATATAGAATTATCTGATTCTTTAACTGCCGGCTGCATGATCCTATTTGAATCAAGCTGATGTCTGGCTTTGTTTGCAAGAATACCGGATCTATACATTGACAATTCATTAACAACATCTTGCGTCGATTTCTTTCCTTTGCCAATTCCCATCTGTTTGGTCTGCGATCCTGTCATTATTGATTCGTCATTGTCAACAGCGACAACATGACTGTCACGCCCTGAAGTGTGACCAAGCGCATCAGCAATAGTGAAAGGCGTTCCGTCATAGAACGCACCTTCAACAAACGACTTCAGATTCAAGATGTCAGCCTTGATATTTGTGACAGGATTTCCTTCACCCTGTTCAACTTTTGCGGCAAGCAACCTGAGCGCAACAAGAAGGGCTTCGATCTGCGCCTTTTTAGCCTCAATTTTTCGCTGTTCTTCAAGTGCTTTCTTTTGCGCATCACGTTCGGCCTGTATTGATTCAGTGGCATCAAGACCTTTTTCTTTTGCAAGCTGTTTGAATTCTTCTTCACGATCCTTCGCTTCATTGAAGTTTCGCTGTTCAGCTTCAATTTGTTTATCTAAAAGTTTGATATTGTTTTCAAAAAACTTAGCTATAAATTTAGCAGTCTCAGCAATTTCACTCCTTAATTCATCGAAAGCTTCGCCAAGCTTTTCAAGAAAGGTCGGCTCATCTTCTTCTAATTCTTGAAACATTAATTTGCTGTTGTCAACAATCTTATCATCAGCTTTTTTATGAACATCAACCCTTTCTATCTGATTTTTTTCAATAAATTTTAGGTAATCGTTTTCATGTTTTATCAAAACACCTTTATCCTTGAAATCTAGGTCTATTATTAACTCACCCGCTTCTCTAAAAAATTCGATTCTCTTTTGTGATATAATGAAATCCCGAAGTTCTTTATCAACGCCCGCCTTTATTAATTCGTTTTCCAATTCCAGTAATTCGGTGTTATGCTTTTTTCGAAGAGCAGCAAGTCGGTTAAGTTTTTCAGCTTCAGCACCAACTACGCCGCTGGGAGTTTTTTCTATAAACGAAAATTCTTGAATGCCCCCAATAGATGCAAATAATCTTTTAATTGTTTCATCTATGTTGCTAATTCTTGCCTCTTGCAGGGTGCCTCCTACGTTCAAGATGTCATTGATGTCCAACAATTCCGATTTGATTAATTCTATCCGGGCTATCGTTTTCCTGTTTTCTTGTTCGTCAAGTATAGGATCGCCTGTCAATATTAGCCCCTGCTTTTCTAATTCCCTTAGTTCATTTTGCAATTCAATTTGACGAGCTAGATTCTTTTCTTTACTTTTTGTTCTCGAGCCTTCAGTTTTTAAAAGTTCGTTTTCAAGAATTATTTTTTGTTTTGTCAGTTCATTCACTTCCTGCCCTACCAATTCGATCCTTATCCTACGCTCAATATTGGCTATCAAAACATCATAAGCAGCGTTTAATTGACGTACAAATTCGCCTTCATCGGATAAATTTTGCAACGTTAATCCATAAATATCGTTTACTTTATCTAATGCTTCTTTTCGTTCTTTTGTTCCGGCTGTTGTCGCTTTTAATTGGTCAAATACTAGTCTTAATTTGGCTTCTTCTTCAACTAATCCTTCGGTCACATTTTTATTAACCCTTTCGAGTGAACTCATTTGATCTTCTAAATCACCCGCATCCGCTGCTGTTTCTTCAATCGCTTCGTCAGTATCCCAAAAAAGAGAAACAAGCGTAAATAACCCTGAAATTATTGCTAAAAAAGGAATTCTTTTTAAAGCGTTTCCAAACGATTTAACCGAAATAGCACCTATTCTAAACGCTTTAGCCGATGCAAATACTGCTTTTGTTGATTTTATCAAATTAGGAATCAATCCAACTGCAATTGATCTACCCGCTTTATCAGTTTCAAATCTAAATAACTTCATTTGAATTCGATACAACACCCAAACTTTTACCGCACCGATAGCAACTTTGATAATTATTTTTAAATTCTTAGCCAGAAATACCAATCCATTTTTTAGTGTTTCACCAATTCCGGCACCTTCGTTCCACTCTAATATAAGACCTTCCCACGCAGACGCAAGCAATGATGTTGCCCCTGATATTGAATCTAGCTTCTTCGCTGACATTTCATCAAGCTCACCAGTTACATCAGTTATTGAATCACGAAGTTCAACAAGTGAATCAGATCCTTTCAAGAATGTTTCAAAGGCCGCAACTGATCGCTTGTCAGTAAGCTCTAGGGCTGTCGCAAGATCAACACCCTTATCTTGAAGTTCAGAAAATGCGCCAGCTAATTCATCAACAGAAGTAATCGGACGCCCTAACGCCTTCGCGAGTTCACCATTTGCATCGGCAAGATTTAATAATATATTCCTTGTCGCAGTTGCAGCAGATGACGCATCAAATCCAGCATTCGCTAATTGACCGAGCAGCGCCGTCGTGTCTTCAATTGAAAACCCGAACGCAGCCGCAACGGGCGCAATCGTTGACATCGCCGTCTGAAGGAAGTTGAAATTAAGCGCCGTCTTAGTTGTAGCAACTGCCAACACAGACACAACGCGATCCATTTCAGAAGCATCAAGACCGAACGCACGAAGCGCAGATCCGGCAAGCGCAGCGGCTTCTGGAATTTCGGCGCCGGTAGCTAATGCAAATTTTTGAATCCCGCCCGTTGACTTCATTATTTCGTCAGTAGTGAATCCAAGTTTTGCCAGTTCTAATTGAAGGGCTAGAATTTCTGAGGCTGTGTTCTGCGTAGTTTCACCAAGCTCGAACGCCTGGTTCTTTAATGGCTCAAGTTCAGCCGACGTTTTGCCAGATATAGCAGCAAGATCAGTCAGCGCGGTATCTACATTTACTATTGTCCCTAATATATTTCGAAATATTTGAAAAACACCAATCGCAAGGCCAAGCTGCGCAAATCCGGTTTTCAATGCGCCGACAGTTTTATTCATTCGGTTCATCGATCCCGTAGTAATACCTATTTTTTGGTTCGCCTGATCGCGTATTTTATTCAGCGAAAGTATTTCCTTCTTCAGAATCCGCGTCGCTTTGGTTTCCTTTCCTTCAGCAACTAATAAATTTCTATAACGATCCGACAATTGCTTAATCTTTACATTCAATTTATCGAACGCACCGATGTTTTGATTTGCTAGTATAGCCTGCTGCTTTGACACCTTGTTTCGTCGCTGAAGTTCAACACGCAAAGCAGCCTCACGATCACGTTGGATTTTAGAAACTTTCGTCATCTTTTCCTGAAGCGTAAGAATCCGCTTGTCAACTTTTTCTTTTTCAGATGAAGCCTTCTTCGATTTTCTTTCCGCAGCAGCAAGTTGTGTAAATCCTTTCGCTGATTTCTTCAATTGTTTTCCGATTTTAGCCTGAAGTTTAATCACTTCTTTCAAGCCGTCCGAGAAGATTTTAAGATCCTTCTCGGCCCTAAGCGCTGATTCGCCAACAGGATCGAATAATTTCGGATTTACAACTTTTCCTGTTTCAACTCTAGCCATTATCTTCTATTTAATTCATTCTGAATTGCTGCCTGATCCTGAACAACTTCAACAATTTTCATGTATTCTGGAACCTTTATCATCTTTGGGTTAATCGGCTGACCATAGGCTTGTTGAACAATCATTCTTGACTTTATGACGTCAACATCGCCAGATCCTTTCATCAAATTATCGATCATAGCCGTGAACATTCTTATAAAGTTTATCTGAACCCTATCACCATCTGCAAGTTTTGCCCGCGCATCAAGACGAGCATTGAAAAGCGTGAATAGCTTGTCCATGATTTCAAGACTTTCAGGCGAATGCTCTGAATGTTGATCATGGAGTTCATAATATTTGCTTTCAAATCTGGCAGCACTAACTTTTCTTTTGCTTTGACGAACTCTATCGCTGGCAATCATCCATCTCGGATTCCCTGTGATAGCTAGCTGTTCCCAGTTGTGAAGCCACATGTCGTTGATATGTTCAAACAATTTAACCCGTATCACCTAGCAAAAATTTCAGAAGTTTGTCTTGATATAAAGGTATCAAAAAATTAGCCAATTTGTCAAGGCTCTCAAAAGTCAAGCCTTCAACTTCTTTGCCCCACTCGTCAAGAAGGTTCGTTCCGTCATCTTTTACAGGATCTGATTCGATGTTAAATCCGGTAACCGTGACATTCATAATTTTGAATGAATCATGGAAATCTCCTTTGTCTAATAAATTGACATCACCCTTTCCGCTTTTGGGTCGTCCCTTCTTGGCAGATTCAAATATAGTCCTATCTGAATATTCGCCGCCAACACTAGAAAGCGGAACACCGTCGGCATTAATGAATTCAATTTTCATTTGATCCGTGTTCAACTTAACTGTGAATTTTTGAACAACTTTATTGTTCATTATGTCAACAAAGAATTGTCCTTTCGGAATATTCTGTGCGCGCTGAAGCATTTGACCTATTGGCGTATTTGTGAATAGATTTGACATAGTAGAAAAAAACCCCTGAAGAAACTATCAACAGGGGCTTGTGAATTAACTGTTTTTCTCTTTGAACTTTTCAGCTTTTTTCCAAGCTTCTTCAAGATCCTTTGGTTGTCTAAATTTTCGACCCCAAATTTTTTCAAAGGCTGCCTTAGTTGTGATCATTGATAGAGGCATTTGCACGCCGCTATCTTTGTCATTATACATCACAGCTTTTTTTCTGGCTTCAACTGTCATGTTTTCAACTTTGGCTTTTTTGTCTTTATTCATATAATTAAATTAGACTACTAATTTAACTCTAAACGATGCCATGTGAAAGCCAGACTTCACAAGATCGATTTTGATAATATCATTTACAGACTGAGCAAGTGCCAACGACATAGTATAATTTCCAGGCGAATCTTCAACTAAAGTTTCGGCAACAGAAAGCTGCGTTGTTTCGTTGAACACAAATCCAGAAGCACCGTCATTGATGTCAGCCGTAAGAATTCCTTCAGTAGGACTTTTTTGACTAACTTGACCATACAAGCTGTTAAGCTTAAATACAATTGTGATTTGACCAGCGTTTGAAACTTCTGTGGTCAGAACCTCAATAGGCTGTTTGGTAAACCAATCTTTTGTTGCGAAAACAATTTTGTCCATCGGGATATAATCACGATTCGCTTCATTTTCCAATTCGTCAACAATATAAGAAACCATCATTTTCTGGTTTGCACCTTTAACTGGCGACGCATACTGCGCAGAAAGCGTTCCAGCTTGAATCTTAATTCCGATCAAATTTCCTTTACCGTCATTTATTCCGTTCAATTGACCCGCGAACGTAGCAAAGATCACAACAATATCACGACAAGCACGTGAATCATAAGCAGCTTTCAAAGCCGGATTTCCATCTTCCTTGTTGTGTTCATAAGTGACAGGTTGTTTGATTTCCTCGCCGGTTGGAACAGGAACCCCGTCAGTGTCCTCTGTTTCTTTTTCGGCAGGCGGCGCAGCAAGATTTTTCATTTCAGGGAAAACAGTCCATCGATCACGTTCGTCAGCTTCGTTCAGTTTTCCTACAACGAAAGCTTCATCGATAACAGTTCCGGCTGTTATTCCGTTTAAATTTCCAGATGAATCAACTCGATCCATGAAAATCGGGAACTTATCCCTTCCGACTAGCGGCATGCAACCAGGTTGACCAGGATTGAGCGGGGCACCGGCGCATTCACAAGCAATTAAAAATTGGCTCATAAGATTTGATTTTAATTTATATTAGTTTGCGCGACACGTATTCTGACACCCCGTGTGCAATAGGGAATTTTTTCAAAAGTAACTAATTATTTAATGTTAAGCAAAATATAAAATTCAAGCAACTTGTTTTTGATCGAACGCTTCTCTAAGTTCTTTCAAGTATTCACGAGTTTTAGACATGACCTTTCTTTTTTCGTCTGAAAGTATTTCCCTTGTCTTATTGCTGCATTTTCGTTTCTTCTTAAACATCATAATTTCATTTTTATTTCGGTTACTAATTCTTTTAACGTCACACTCAAGTCTTTCATGATTGTAATATTTTCTTTGTCTGAGGCTCGAAGTTCATCATTAAGCGCGTCGATTCTTTTGTTCTTGATTTTCAATTCACCCCTGAAATAAATCACAACCCAAACCAACACAGCGACAACCGGCGCGACCGTAATCAAGTGTGATATAATGTCAAGTTCTGCGGTCATTTTACATTTCGTATTCTTTCATCCTGTTATTTACCCAAGCAATAACAGGTTGCTTTTTGTGGGTTGCCGGAATGTTGTCATCACTTAATTCAATTGAAATACTATCATTTGCATCAGCGACATTGAAGCTGACAAAAGTTTCTGATTCATCACCGTTTTCATCATATACAGTTCTCGCGTCATGCAGCTTTATCGTTGGATCTGTAAATATTGTACCATCTATATTATATTGCATATCTAAAAGTTTTTAACAAACGCGCCACCATTTGCAACTGTCTTGGCTTGCAGCAGATCTGTTCCACTTCCTGAACTTAATCTGAACGCCTGTAAATTGTTTTTATCATTTGTAGTGCTTGACCACATATTAAATGTTGACCAGTTGAAAAGTCTCGAATCAATAAAAGACGGAACTTTTGAACCGTGATTGACAAGCCCTTCGAATTCTAAAATATTAGGAAGGCGCCAACCGGTTTCTCCGCCTTGTGTAGCACCAGCTATAAACGGAACTAAAAGAACCCATCCCATTGCGGCTGATCTTAGAAGATTCCATTTTAATTTAGTATGATGATCTAGCAGATTGTTATTAGGAAAGGCAAGTATTTTTGTTGTGACCACATCATTTACATCAAAGAAAACTCCTGAAGCTTCATCTAAATAGCCACCGCCTTCACCGGTATTCCTTTTTTTGCTTCCGAACGAATTATCGTTTATCAGCGTAAGCTTATCAGAAAGTAGCCCATTAGCATAACCGCCCGTCAAGAAAGTATCACCGTCATCAGTGTCTAAAAACTTGGCTTCCTGTCCTGTCAGCATCTTCACATTCAAAGCGCCAGCGCCGACTACCACCTCAATTATTAATTGCGAAGGTGTATCAACTTTAATTGTACCCGTTTGAAGGGGTATCGCGTCATCAGTCTGAACAATAATTGCTTTAGTTCCGCCCTGCTCAATTGAACTAATTGGTGCAGTGTTGAATGTTTCTGTCACGTCTGCACAAATCTTGAAAGGCTTTCCGTCACAAAGGCAAAGTGCTTCATCAAGAACTTCAAGATCCATCTTTAATTCAACGCCGGATAAGTGCTGATCGAATATTAATTCGTCATTTCCCCAGATAACTTTATTTCCAAAATTCATCCATTCAACACGCCTGATCGATTCAGGTTCGTTGAATATCTGATCCTGGTTGTCAACAAGCTCATTGAAGAATGTTGCCATCTGATTCATCGGCTCAATGACTTCTGGCTGTTGCAGCTTGGTTGTGTCTCTTCTAGTATTGAATGCAGCTAAGAACAACGGTCTGATTATCGCGGTATAGGCGATGTCAGAATCTTCTTCATGATCTTCGTCAAGTTCAAAAATTGGTAAGTAAACGAAAGGCGCTTTGGCATTTTTTATCTTATTCCTCTCAGCATCAACCTTTCTGTGTGATCCGTGAAAGAATCCAGGGGCATCAAGTTGGAATGTTGCACCGACCGGCTGCGCAGTTCCAGTAACAAGAATAGAAACATCTTCAACAACTTCTGTGATTTTGAAATTTTCTCCACCGATTACGATTGTACGACCAACCATCAACCAATAAGTTCGGCACATCGTCAACCTGAATGCGTTTCCTTCAGCAACATTCGAATCAATATCGACGATCGGCGTCATCGCTTCGACAAGCGCCGTCATAATTGTGATGAAGCTTTTCGATCCGTTAATCATTTAATTCGGGATTATGTACTTTAATTTTTGACCGTTGTATTCAGGATAGATAGTCGGCTTGTCTTCAATGAACCATTGAATCGCAAGCCCAGTATCAACAGCTTTGTTGTATATCCTTCCAAGTGTTGCACCGTCTGCGCTGTTGCTTGAATTCTCGCTTTCAGATATTTTGTTTCCGCCGGTTGTTATAAGCACTGGGTTGTTTCTGGCGAAATAGAACCAAACCGTATCAATTAAATATTGTTTTATTCCTTTGCTTTCAACTAGTCCGTTGATCGTCATCCATTCGAAGCAAAATCCGCTCGATACATCTTCAGCAAAGGCTTCAAAAATGTCAGTGAATCTTGCCGTCTGCGGAACACCGTTTGCATCTAAATCAGCAATAAACAAGTTGCCCAGTTCAGCACCGAGCAACTTGAATATATAAGTATTCTCACGTTCGTCACGAATGACATTGAATTTATCTTCAGTATTATCATCCTCTTGAAGCTGTGTCGTTCCGACGAAGTCAGTGATATTTGTAATCGGTAAAGGCACTATTAAACAATTTCACCCCAATCAACCTTTGCGAACATTTTCGCTTCAGATTCTTCAACCTCATGTGTCGAAATTCCAAGCGCCTTGTTCTTTCCGTTGCCTTTAAACTTCACCATCTTTCGATTAGCTTTTGCTAGCTTCACCGATTCTTGAGCGGAATTTCCAGCCGGTTTAATTTCAACGGCAGCTTCAGCTTTCGCTTCAGCAATTGTATCCAATTCTTTTTGCGACTTTTCAATCACAACATTTGCATCGGTTAATTTTTTTTCAGAATCTACAACTTTCGACTCAGCAGCTTCAGCTTTGGTTTCGGCTTCCAATTGCGCGGCTTCTGCGGCCTCAATTTTAGCAGAAGCATCTTCCAATTTTTCGGCATCTGTTTTACCCTTGAATAGTTTCATAATATTTTTTTATTTAATTGTTTTTACCGCCAAAGCCGCACCCCGTTAAGAGTGCGGCAAGGTTAACTAACCAAAAACTACCTACGGTTTTGTAATAGCAGCAATTGCGGTCGTGATGTTTGGAACATGAATGAAAGCATTCGCATTCACATTTCTTACTAAAAGATTTAATCGTTCGTAAGCTTTCACAGTCACAGTTTCTGTTTCGAAGTTACTTTTGTTTTCAAAAGACATTTCGATCACAGCAGTTTTTCTTTGATAGATTGCAGCCTGTGTTGAATCAAACACATACATTTGATTAGTCACAACATTTGGATTTGGAATCAAATCAACCATTCCGTCAACAACTATGTTTCCAGCTCTATCCATTATGATCGAAGGCGAAATTGAATTTCCTTTGATATAATTTTCTTCGTTGTCTTTCAATAGTTTCAACAACGTCAGATTGACAGGATTGATATAACATGTGTCAGCATTCCAGAAGTTCTCCTGACCGTTAGCTTTGATCTGAGCAGAGACAACAACAATCAAATCAATGATAGTCGGCGTAGGCACAAGCAAAGCATAATCGCCAGCAGCAAATGTAGCAGATACAGAATCAATTGAATTCGGATTCGGCGCAATACCGTCAGCAAGAAGAAGGTCATTGTCAATTTTCAACTGAACAGAACTTTCAATCAAGTTTCTGATCTCAGCTTCAACGAAGTCATAGTCTTCAAGCATGTCAATACATACATCGATGAAGTCACGAATTTTTTGTTGTTGAAGCGTTCTTGTTTTCCAAGTCAATTTAGTAGTCGAAGTTGATACTGCACAACCGGCAACATTCTTCGCGTCACGAACAACAGTTTCTTGATCAAGAAATTTGATAAATTCCGTGTTAGTAGGAACAATTCTGATTCTTTCCTTGATATAGATTTTCTTTCTTGCGATTTGCCCAACACCAGGTATGATCTGAGCGAAGTCAGTTCCAGCATCAATATCAGCAGCAGATTGAGAAGCTTTTGATATATCAACTTCCATTTCGAACGTACCGCCTTTAGCTTCGATGAATTTGTCCAATTCATCTTTGCGTTCTATCAATGCGCCTTTAATAGTTTTAACCTCATTAGGCCCGTGTGAAAATCCTTTTTCAGAAATTTTCTTCATCAGTAAGCCGTGCTTATTGACTTCATCAATCATCTTGGTCATCTTGGTTTCGATAGCCTCAATTTCAGCAGACATATCTTTTCCTTCTTCGCGACCTTCATTAATTTCATCAAGCTGATCTTGAAGCCGTTTTTCCAATGTTTTTGAAATAAAATCATTTTCTTTCATTCGGTACTCCTTCAGTTCTGCGAATGTCATTTCTTCTTGATCTTCAAGTGACTTTTCAGTAAAGTCAGGAATAACAATCGCGCCATCGAAAGCCACTCCTTTGTGTGCAGGGCTGAAGTGCGCTAATACGCTAAACACAACAACACCGCCAGTCGCAGCATAAGCCATATCAATATTGCCGGTAGAGGCAACAAGCAAGAAAACCATGCAGAGAATTCCGACGGCTTTAGATAATTTGAATATCTTTTTCATAATAAATGTTTTTGACAGGACCTTCTTAACCCTGTACTGTTAATAAATAAATTTTACAATAAGGCTTTGCGGGTGTCTTTCGACGGCTCGCGCCCGTTATTTTCGTGAGTGCCTTTCGGCGGCGCACTATGTGATTTCGCTTCCATCGACATGGTCGGTGTCACGATATTACTTCCTTTAACAACAGCAGATCCTTCAGCAATCTTCGCCTGAGTTACAGCCCAGAAGAAGCCCTGATTCTCTGCATCTTTTTTGTTCACGATCACGTCGATGAATTTATCCCAGACTTCTTTTCTGGCTGAGTGTTCAACGCTTTCACTATTCATCGCAAGGAACAGTTTGACATATCTCATTCCGACAGAATGATTCTTGACAAAGCCCTGTGCATACTGATTGAACATGAATTCGTTCCTAGACTTTTCAATTAGCGCATCAAATATGAGCGCTTCAGTATCGCCTTTGAACTTTCCAAATCCAAGAGCCTTCCATGCTAACATTTCAGTGAAGGCTTTAACTTGATCTGGGTCTGATATGATATGATCAAATTTCATTATGTGTTCTTGCAACAGATTAAATCTTCCGCCGTTGTCTCTGATAGACTTTTTCCATAGTCCAGGGATATGAACGTCAGAATGTGAATCCATAATGTTTGTCGTATTGATCACAACCTTGACTTGCATTGAACTAGACGCTAAAAGCGCGGCAGTTGTTGACGCCTTATCAGCAGCATCTTTTGTCCCTGGTAAAATTATATAGTGTGGATCAGCCTCTTTGACATTGTGCTTTTTTTCAGCAATCAAAGCACTTTCATTCTTCGCTAAGAAGTCGAACAATTCGTCCTTGTCATCAAATTTTGGTATCTCAATTTTTTTCATTCTTGTCAATTTTCTGATCACTGGAAAGTGCTTTTTCCTTTGCTTTTTTAGATAAAGCAAGCTTTTCTAAATCGACTTTCCCCTTCTTAGACATAAGTATAATTTCAACAAACTTATTAATTTTTGTTCGATTGTCCTATATTTGTTAAAAATATTTCTATGTCACACGAATTCGGCAACTACTTTTCAAACACACTTTTGGGTTCATTAATTTCAGGCAGATCACACAATGATCGCTACACATCGCAGCCCCGTTTTTTAAGAATGCCGCTTGACTTTAATCGTAAAACACAGTGGACAACAATCACTGGTCAAGAACGTGAAATTTATTTGACCACGCCTGAACTAAAGCTTGTCATCGATAGGCTTTCGCTTATGTTTTCTAACGGGATTTGGGCGCATCTTGACAAAAATGGTGAACCGATTGAAAATTCTGAATTTATTAAACTGCTCGAAGATCCAAATGTATTCCAGTCAAGGAATGAATTTTTGTTTCAATGGTTCGTTCAACGATCCGTTTACGCGAATGTATATGTCCGGCAATTACTAGGAACATCGCTGCAAGAAGTGCCCACTTCTTTATGGAATTTGCCGCCGTCAAGGATGGCTATCAAAAGGACGGGCAAAATTTGGAATGCGACTGAAATTGATGAAATCATTTCAGGATATATATTGAAGCTTGACCGTGAAGGCAAGCAGAATGAAACGTTTGACACTGACGAAATCATTCAATTTAGTATGCCAGACGTTGATGATCCGTTAATCGGTACTTCACCACTCGAAGCTTTACGAATGCCAATCTCAAACATTCGCGCTGCGTATGGTTATCTAAATCTTATACTTGCAAAAAGGGGCGGTCTTGGTGTCTGGTCAACAGACGCAAAAGACAATATCGGATCTATCCAATTGACGCCAGATGAAGAATTGAAAATGTCCAAACAGCTACTTGAGACATACGGAATCGGCGACAGACAAGCCAGTGTTGCGGTATCAAACAAGGCGATGAAGTTCACGCCGGCGACATTTCCTACAAAGGATCTGCTGTTGCTGGAACAACTTGACGCCAACATGAAACGAATAATTGATATGCTTGGCGCAAATGATAACATGTTCAGCCGTGAAAAAGGCGGCACATTCAACAATGTTCAGGCTGGTGAAAAGATTGCCTATCAGGATACGATCATTCCGGTTGCAAAAGACTTTGCGACAGGACTTGCTAAGCGATGGCTTATCCTAGATAAAGGTGAAAAGCTTGAACTGACTTACGATCATCTGCCTGTCATGCAAGAAGATGAAGTTCGCAAGTCACAAGTCATTGAAAGGAAAGCACGCGCCGCTTCTATTCTTGCCGGCATTGAGGGATTCGATTCAAATCAGATTGCTGAAATCGTCGGTCTTAGTTCTGAAGACTAGGGCACTCTAATCATAATATTTATTTGGGGTGTGGCTGAGTGTGGGCTATTTAGCATAGTAGATATTATTGCAAATAATGCCTATTATGTTACTTAGCTTGGCGTGAGATGGATTCATTTGTCTAAAGTAGTGATTATTATTTAAATGCGTAGCCGAGGCATAAGCATTTTCATTAAGTCCGTTGAGCTTTTGCGAAACTCCGATACTATAATGCTGAGGTAATAGGTCATAGATTCCTTAAGTCTCAACCTTTTCGTATTGAATTGGTTTCCCACAATTTAAACATTCAACAGATCTTTCATTAGAATCAAAAACTTCCCTCTCGCAGTCAATGACTTTTCCTTTGAAATCCCGACCTTCATGGCCGTTTCCGTGTATTGTATAATAAAGCGTAAATCCTTTTTTACTTTTGCAGTGAGGACATTGTCTATGTAATCTTTCAGTCATAATTGTTGATCACTTCTTTTACTCTGTATTTGCTCATATCGTCGCGCGTTTTTCCATGTCAGGGTTAAGAAATCCGTATAGTGTTCGATGATCTTCTTTTTCAAGATAGCCTTCGACAACGGTCAATCGTTCAAGTTTCGTCATCTTGTCATCAGGATCGGTGACAATCATGTGCGTGTCGGTATATTCTACACCGTAAGCTTCGCCTCGCTGTGCGGCTTCTACTGCTGATTCGAACCGGTTGTGATCGTAAAAAATTGTTATTAACATAGTGTTGTTTATTTAAATGAAACGTATTCAATATGTAGATTTATTCTGTGCTTACTTTCGGCTCTGTAATTGATAAGTTCAGTCACCGCCTTTGGTGACAACGTTCTTCCGTCAACGTGTACGTTGTAATAAATATTATTAGGATTTTCACGTGAACAAACGTGTTCAATTACAATAGATGGGTTGTGTTTTCCGACAATCCGGTAAATGTCTTCATGTATCATATTAGTCAATTAGAGTGTAAATATATAAAGTTAATTCATCCCAGAACAAAAGAATGTACACCGCAGACGCATACAAAATGATGCGCCAGAATAAGAACCAGAAGCCGCGCTGTTCAGCCTTGTGTCCTTCGATGTAGTGTTCGTCGCTCATGGTATATCAAATATATGGTAGTCTTTCAACACGCCACGCAAAAGTAATGAACTGTGAATCTGAAACCATCGAAACTGTGTTTCATTATCAAAATCATACACTCCATAATCGGAACTGTGCTGCGCCCTTAACAATGGCTCAATTGCTTCAGCAACTTCATGACGCTTCTTGATCAGTTCAGGCGCCTTCTGATTATACCAGGCTGTTGAATGTTTCTTCAGTTCGATCATGGTGCTGTCATTTTAATACATTTCTTCAGAACTTCAACGCGGGCTTGATTGCCTTCTTCGTCTTTTTTCCACCAATAAGGAGTCAAACAGTTAACAGGTTTAAATGATGCAAATTCTACAAATGTACTTTTGATGACTCTATATTTTAATTCATAATCTATTACATCATGAATCTGATGACATAAGCCATCGACCCAATTCGGCAGTTCGTTTTCGATTTCTTGTTCAAGACGCTTTAAGGCTGCCTTGTAAACTTCGTGTCGTTCTTCTTTTGTTTCGTACATATCTATAAACTTAATTTTGTGGAGCGGCAAGGATTCGAACCTTGCATAGTCTCTTATGCCAGACTTCAGCTTATAACGTTCGCCATACGTAGCACCCCAATATTATCGACCCTACTAAGCTGACGCCGTTCAGGTCGATAGATGTTGTTATTCAGTTGCTTTTTTGATTGCCATACTTACTATTTGCCTTAATGTTTTCCCGCTTCTCAATTCTCTATCAGCATTATGTAAATACTTTTCTGCAATTGTTAACGCCTCTAACAGTTCGGGTGCTGCTACTATCAGTTTGGCGTTGGCTTCTTGCATTTCTTTGGTCTTCTCATTTCCATTTAATATGAGCAGTCCTATTGGTAAATTATGTTCACCCGCCCTTATTGTGAGTTGACCATAATCCCCCAAAGCTGACAGTGGATAGAATCTATAATTCCATTTTTCTTTTGTGTGTTCCATATCTATCGTTTTAGTTCACAGCAAATATAAGTATAAAAGTATAACAATGACAAATAAAAGATGTGTAATTTTTAACAAAGTATAAAAGTATAACAAAACCCTACTCTATTATACTCTTTATTCCTTAGTTAAAATTTTCCTTAAAAGCTTAATTAAGAGAACAGTTAATTAAATTTACCGGCATTTGTTTAAATAAGCCTGATGATACCCATTCTTTGCAGATAGAGCGCAACATACCTGATCAGATCCATCATGTGATTGTTTGCATCTTCAGGTTCTTCAAGGACAATGCCGTGACGATCTACACGATATGAATAGTTTTCCTGTTCGAATTCTACATTCTCAGAATCTATTGTGTAAAATACCTGAAGATTATGCAGCAAATCGATGCCGTCGATGATAGATCCCTTTAGCTTATTGGCAGCGTGAGCGTCCCAGCCATGACGCCTGAGCATCGAAATCTTTAGCGGCCTGTTATTGTCAGCGATTATAGTGTTGCTTTTGTCTATGTCAAGCTTATAGAACATGTGCGTCACGATTCCTTCTTCTTCACCGGATGCTTGAATCTGCTCTGTCTGTGACATCTTGGATCTGATTTCGTTTTCAGATAGGTAGTTCAGTTCACGAACATAGAGCGCCCCGTCATAATATTTCACTTCAGCAATACCCCAGGGATCGACTTTGCCCCAATCTGTGCCGATATAGATCTTTTCATCAATAGCTTGGTAGTCGATAAGTGAAATAGGATTCCAGCTAAAGATTCGATTTGGACGCTCTGACTTGATGCCTAGACCATACACCGACCAGTTGAAATCCGATGCGCTGTTCTTGTCTTCATTTTCGCGGCATCTAAGCAGTTCTTTAATCTCTTTATCAGTGTATTCATTCGGATTGCCTTCAAGATCGTATTCGAATGCCTCATTAATTGTCAGCTTTTCGTCTATTATTAGGCGGCACATGCTGACCGGTTGATAAGAAAGTATCTTTGTTCGCTGCTCGACAGGGCAAAACGGGTTGTCCCTGAACGTAGAATCGATCACAATCGCGCGCTTATCCTTCATTAAATCTTCAACCCAGTGCCCCTTTTTTGGATTGTAGTCAATGAATATGAAGTCAGATGTTCGCTGATCTATCTGATCGAATGTTTCGCGGCTTATCTTGTAAGGCTCATTGAACCAAGCTGCATCCTGTTCAAGGCCGTGAACAGTTTCTTCATCGTCTGTGCCGTGTATTTCGAACGTGCTGTCGGTGTCAAGGTAGGTGAATATACTGTCAGTGATGTTGAATCGCTGCCGGATCATGTACCGATCAGTTCGCTTCAGGTGTTTGAACGCATCCTTCAGCACCGTCTTCTTGCAATCTGATTTCGTATCACGCCAGACAGTTAATCGTTTTGACATGTTCTGCCTTGCGTATAGGTCATAGCAGTCAATCAGTGATATTGTCTTGCTAGATCTTGATGATCCGCGATTGATTATGTATCGATAACGGCGCTCATGATCGCCTTTTTCATCAAGCTTTGGCGATCCGTCTTCATTGAACGCCATCAGATGAATAGCGTCCCAATTCTGTTCGAACACGACGGTTGCTTGCATTATGACGCTATTTTCTGACGTAAGTCTTTACGCGCTCGATGTACTTGTATTTTGACATTCCCTTCAGATATGTTTAATTGCTCGGATATTTCCCTATAACTGAAGCCATAACTTCTAATCTTCAAAGGAATTCCATATTTAGGATTCATTGATTCAAGTAATTCGTTTAATTCTTTTGCACACAACACTGATTCAGGACACCCTCTTTCGATCTCGGATAGCCCAGGATTATCGATAAACGTATATTTACTATTCTTGCGCCATTCATCTATCCATAAATTTTTAAGAATTATTCCGCCCCAATGCCTTAGATGACCCTTGTCGCTGTTCCATTTGGATCTATTTTCGAGACATCTAGTCATAACTTCTTGAACCAAGTCTTTTGAACGCTCCCTGTCGGTCGTGTACATTAGCGCAATTTTAAAGAAATAAGGCTCTAACGTTACTAATTTATCTGAGAATTCTTGACTATTCATTCGTCATCATCTTTAGGTTTAACAATTTCTACATGAAAAGTACCGCCAATCTTATCGCCGTCCGACGTCAAATCAGCACCGTCACGTAGCCCCAAATCGCGCGCAATTATGTTCGAATTGAAGAAGCCAGCAGCAGCCCCTTCGAACTTTTGAGTGCGTATAGTTTCCTCAATTTGCCTTATGATCGTGACAAAATCCTTGTCCAAATCGGTCTTTTCTTTGCCTTTATCACGTAGCCTTTGATTGAACTTTCTAAAATACCCACTATGACAACCAAGATATAAACACAAGGAAATCAGCGTATAAGGCCGCTTTTTTGGCACATTCTCAATATGTGATCTGCCCTCGAAAGAAACAAGCTTTGCTTCCTGAAACGGGTTTTTGTCGCACCATTCGAAATACTCAAAAGCAGCTTCACCCAAAAGTTTAGGCGTACCAAACAGTTTATCCCGCCCATGTTTAGACCTTCGCTTCCAGAATTGATTCCCTACTTTATATAGATGATCGTCTTTATCCGTCATGTTGTAAAATTACGCCTTTTTATTCTTCTTCGTCAATTAAGACAACGACACAATCCCGCGTAGGAACAGACGCTATAAGATCTTTAGCCTCATTATAAAATAAAACGCACTCACCCGAATCATGTATTCTCATTATAGAACACGTTATTGTTTTACCGCCCCTTGTTTGAAGCCCGATATTGTCCCTTACAGATACTTGATATTTCTTAGTCATGATACTTGTTTTTTAATTTGATTAAATAATGCCTTCTTCATCCATTTTATCATAGCAATTTTCACAAACAATCTCGTTGTCGTCAATCCCACCATATAAACAAGTAGTGAAGTCATCTTCATCACAGCTTATAAGGCCACACATTGAGCATTCCATTTTTTCAAACATAATTATGATTTTTTACGGTTTTTCATCCCTTTTTCGAAATTATTTTTCGACTTAGTTATCATGAGTTCGATAAAATCAATCGGAACAATGTCGGAATCGTTGTTTTTAGCAAACGAAATACCACTTGAATAAATCGTATTAAGTAGCGGATTGAATTTAGGCGCAAAACTCTTGATCAATTTAGGCATCTTCCGCGTCGTAATAATTTTAGCTTGTTCGATTATTGCCTTAAATCCAGTAAAAGAAACGCCGGTCTTGCCGAACATTTTCGCTAATTCTTCGGATTTGAAAGTGATTTCATCCAATCGGTTGAATATCATCTTCATTAATTGTTTATCCTCTTTTGTTAAATTCATGATGTATGTTTTTGTATTAGTTCAATTAATCCGTATAATAATGTGTTCAGGAACGCGACCATAAGTATAACGAGGATTGTGTCTATCGAATAAGATCCGACGAGACAAGGCCACCAAACCAGTGTATGAATGCTGCTCATGCAGGTGCTACAAAGGATCATCGGCTTAAACATGTATATAACAGCATCCCCATACCAAGACACATTTGGTTCTATATCATCCACTGGTTTTCGTAAAAAATAGAATATCATATTTTTTCCAGTAATAGCACGAAATCCCAAACAAGCAAATGAAATGATTATTGCAACGAATAGTAAATAGTATAATTCTTCAATTTTCATAATATAGATTTTAGTTTATTTTTATAAGCGTTTGAAGCCGCGACCCCTGTGTCAAAGCTCCCCAAATAGATATATTTGCCAGCAATACCAATAGAAGCATACCACTTTTTGCCCGAACGCTGACGATAAACGCCCGTATAATTACTAGCTCTATTTTTTTGATTTTTAGATACATTTTCTCTCTGAGTAATCACTTGAAGATTCGTCAAATTATTGTCAGACTTAATGTTATTAACATGGTCAACAACGAAGTCCATGCCAGAAGAAACATGATTTAAAAAAGATTCAGCGACAAGAACATGGATTTGTTTGTTAGTCTGACTCCCTTTAACACATAAACAAACGGTTTTATACCCTTTGCTTGTCTGATTTTTCAGAATTCTACCGCGATGAATCCTTTTAGTTCCAGATTTTTCTTCAACCAATCGGTCAAAAGATTTGATTCTTCCGTATGAACTTACTTGATAATATCCTCTATAACCAACTACATCTTTCCAAGTTTCTTTACTCATTTTTGATATATTTTTGCTCTATATTGTTAAAAGAATCGAAGCAAGAATATAGAAACTTTTTGCATCAGGCCGCTAAACCTGAACTCCGAATCTAATATACGAATAATTTTCATATTACAATTCTTTTTCCGTATTTACGCTTAACCATAAAATAGTCAAAATTTCTACCAGGCACTTCATCGATCACTCGCATCAAATACTTGAATTTAAACGTCGTTGCTTCTTCAAGCGGAACGTCTTTTCGCGTAACCACTTGCGTTTTGAAATCGATAGTCCGGCGCATGTATAAGTCGCTTTCTTTGTTATG